GTTTCCAGACTCTGCACGCAGGTCGTGGGAAACTTCTGGGTGGATTCCGCACCAGTAGTAAGAACCACGGCGAGCCTTGGCCTTATTAGCACGGAGTTTAGCAACAGCCTTACGGATGTCTGCTGAATCAATTGTTGCTGCAGCAGAAATTGTGGCAGTGCTTGTAGCAGTTGAACCGCTGTAGATTACGTTAGTTCCGCCAGTTAGTGTTGTTGAAACAACCTGGTCAATAGAATCAGCAAGGTTGTATGCAATGATATTTGCAATTGCTGGGTCTACATCTGCTAGTGAGAATAACTCAAGAGCACGGGTTACTAGGACAGCATTACCATACTCGTTAAGAGTAATGGTTACTGATGTCGGTGTTGTTAGAGCAACTGCATCTGGGTCAGTTGTCTCTGTTAGTGTTGAAGTTTTTGCATCCAAATCAACATAGCGCTGTAGCACTACGGTTGAACCTGGAATTGCTTGACGGGCAGGACGCTTATCTGCGACAGAACGAAGTAGTGGTTCTGAACGGAGAGCGAATTCTAGAAGACGGTCATACGCCTTCTGTACTAGACCTGCTGCGCCAACTGTACCTCCAAGAGAAGTACTAGATGTATCTGTATATGCATTTGGCATTAGGTTTCGTCACCTCCAAGTGACTATGAACTATTAGGAGTTGCGTAGTAGGTGGATTAATTCATCCATTGAATCTGCGTTATCTAAACGAGATGCCATATCTACGGCTTTGTCTGGAGTCATACCGCCTTGGGTCAAAACATCTTGCTGACGCAATGTAGCAAGGTCTTTCTGCGTATCCTCATTCTGAGCCTGTGGGGTATAGCCAATTAAATCTCCGTTATCACGGAGCCAAGAATCAATAGATTCCTCTGTGGCATCCTCTACATCTTTCAAAATAAGGCGTGCAGCCTTAGCGTTTACTCCCTTTTTTGCTAGGACTTCAGAGACGGTTTGTTCCCGCTTCTGCTTGACGTATCCGTCAAGTTGTTCGGTAAGTTCCTTGATACGCTTCTCATCAGCACGCTTGGCTTTCCTTAGTTTTTTAACCAAGGCATCGCCATCTAACTGATGGTCAGGTACTTCTACTTCGTCTTCTTCGTCATCCCAGTAGTTGTTGCTCATAGCAACCACCCTTTCTATTCGTTGTTAGTCGCAAGCCGCAGTTCTATCCAGGGGTAGATAGGCTGGCTCTTGCTACCAGTCTTATACACCGCACGGGGCTGGTCGGTCCGTGTCGGGAATCTAGTATTGTCCGCCCGTTTGTCTTCCAAGGGCATTTCTGCCTAAGCCAGATGTTCCACTAAAGGCAGCAGTTTCAAGTCCTACGAGTTTTTCTCTTGCTCTTTTAGCAGATGCTAAACCTTTAAACTCTTCTTCTTCAGCAGTTGTTTGGGTATAGTCAATTCCTGCTTGTTTATAAATATCACTCAAGGTAGTAGTGCGTGGTAATACCTGGGCAATATTGCTATAGCCACGGCGTGCTCTTTCTAAGTCAACACCATAACGTTCCAAATCAGATGCTCTACCTAGCCCAGTATCTAATCCAAACTGCCCAGCAGTAGCACCAATTTCTGCAGTAGTAACCTTTGACTCTAGTTCAGGTAATACTTCTTTAGGATTCAAGAAGTAAGAAACTATGTCGGAGTCTGTAATTGCATAGTAACTACGCAATTGCCTTAATATGGCTGGGTCACCCATCTGTAATCTTTCTACAGCAGTCTTAACACGCCTGCCTACTTCTGTATTAGATATGTCATTACCAATAAAAGTAGCAAATTGGGTACGATTAACAAACCTTTGTAGCCCATACTGCCTTAATGTTTCTGCATAGGCGCTTTCTTGTAGCAAGTAATTAGCCTCTGAAAGGGCATTTAAACCTCTAGCCCTGCGCTCTTCATTGCCAGCAAAGCGTGCTTTATATACAGGCAATTGTCTTAATTGTAATACCAATTGCTCAGGACCTAGTTTAGGATTTAACAATCCAGCCTGAATATAAGTATTTAATTCTTTTAACTCATCTTCACTAAATCCATAGGACCGCATAGTAGATTCAATAAGGGCAAAAGAATCTCGCTTTTCATTAAGCGCTCTTTCTTCTGCAAGAATCTTTGCTTGCTGTGCATCAAAATCTTCTTTTGTAAGTGGTGCATCTTCCCACTCGCCATATGTAAAGGTTCCAGTAGCAGAATTAAAATACTTAGCACGGCGTTTTTTAAAGTCTTTGCTGTATTCATACTCAACAAACTGAGGACCCCCGCCACCTTTATTGGGGTCATAATCAGGGTCTGCCTGTTCAGGGCCTTCATATTCTCCGCCCTTACCATCAGCATAAATAGGAATCCTAAACCCAGTTCTGCTGCCACGATAACGAAGTAGAGTTCCTGCTTTAGGATAAACGTTAGCATTTGGGTCTGTTGTTTTAACAGTTGTAACATCAATTCTATCTGATGTTGCACCCTCACCTTTTGTGCCAGGAATAATTCTTGCTCCAACTGCTTTAGCAGTTTCTGAAACAATTTTATTAGCCTCTATTTGTGCAGGACTAAGACCACTTACTGGACCTCGTTTAGTATACGGGTCAACTATTTTAGATTCAGCAATACTTTTCTGTAAGGCTGCTAATGGGTCAGCATCTGGAATACCAATTTTTTGTAATCTAGTACGTTCATCTGATTCAACAACAGGCGTTCTTGATACACCTGTTCTTACATCATATGCAGCATCTGCTCTATAATCGTCATCTTCTAAGTATCTAGGCATTAACCGACCTTCCCCCACATTCTAAGAAGACTATCTAAGAATCCAGCAGCACCTTCATTGGCTTTCTTTGTAAAGCGATATCTAGGGTCTGACCTAACCTGCATTAAGTAATCAAGACTTCCTGGCAATTTATCTCCTGAAATAGCAGCCTGAACATCTGGGTCAAAGATATCTACTTCACCCTCAGATAGTTCTAGTTCATTAGTTTTTGCTTTCATAAACTGACTAGCAATATCCTTAACCTTTAAACCACCCTCAATGTATGGGGCTAAAGGTTTATACAAAGCCCGTGATGCTAACTGAATACTTCTTTGCTGTTCTTCTATAGAACCACCAGGTAGTGTTGCTTCTGCTGCCTTCTTTTTAAGGTCTTCATCGCTTAATTTTACGCCATATTCATTGGCATAACCTTTTAACTTAGTATAGTTATCGCCCATTTCTCCGCCAGCATCCTGCAAATCTATAGGCTTTACATTTCTAATACCAGTAGAAATAACTTTATCTTTATCAATAGCACCTTTAGTAATAAACTGAATGCGCCATTCTTTAAGCAAAGTAGCAGAAGGCATTTGATAACCAGTGCCTGTAGAAACAGTATTACCAGTAATAGGGTCGGTTATAGTAACCCTGGTGCTTTTACGTTTTTCTTCTTCTGTCTTTACTTTTAACCAATATTGCTCAGCGAGTGCATCTACATTATCTACAAGTTTAGGGTCGCCAACCTGTATCTGAACTTCACGCATAAACTCAGCAATAGCATCTGCTTTTTTAGTAAAAGCACTTTCACTTATACTAGTAGATGTTTTACCTGGAACAACAAGCCTACTTTGAATCCAACTGTTAACATCATAAAAACCGCTAGTATTTAATGTGCCTGCGCTAACATTGCTAACGCCAGTAGAAAAGTTATCCGCTCCTATTTCGCTGAGCGCTCTACGTAAAGCATAAACAAACTCTGTGTCTTTATCAGTTACTGGACCGCCACGAAGAGATGTTGTAAATGCATCTTGGGAACGATAGTAATTCTGTAATTGTTGTTTCCAATAAGTAATATTATTGGGGTCTTTTTTAATACTAGTTACAATTTGCTGTAGTAATTCTTCACGAGGTACTACATTAAATCCTCTGCCATCAGCAGATGGTAAAATAACTACAGGTGTAGGTGTTTCGCCATATTTTTCTATTTTGCCAGTAACATAAGGCGTTCCGCCTACTTTAGCATCGCCCTCTTGAAGATTAAAAGAACCATCAGTAAAAGATTCCCAGTCAGTTCTTGTTGAGCCAGACTTAACTACGGTATCCGACTCTAAAGACCCTGTTGGAACTACAGCGCCACCCACTGTAGTAGCAGGAGAAGATGCCGAAGGCGAACCAACATTTAATTTTTGCCATTTTGCAACATCTGCTTCAAATAGAGATTGACCATTAGGTAGACCTTGATAGTCTTTTATGTCTGGTCTAGGACCACCCTTAGTTATGGGCTTTGGAGGCATTAATCACCAGGCTTTCTGACTACTTGAAGTGGGTAATCGTATGTTTTATCTAGCATTGGTTTAATAATTGCTGTCCAGGCTTCACCTAAAATAGGATTCTGCCTAGCAATATTCTGATATTCGGAATACATAGTTTCTACTTGTTGACGTAATTCTGTATCTCCCAAATACTGTCTAGCAACTGCATTGTTTTCTGTCACAACAAGTAATTCAGATGCAGAACGAACCATAATTTTTAATAAATCTCTAGTATCTAAACCTACTTCTTTTGGAAAAAGATTTTGATTAACAATTGTTTTTAACTCATTAAAATTAGTTCTTAATGATTCTGTAGTTATAACTTGTTGTGTTTCTAATACGTGCTTTAATAAAGGGTTGCTTAATTTTAAGGCTTCTTTTTCTACATCAGCCTTCCGCATTATTTCAGTACGATAGTCTACAAAATTTCTGCGAGGATTATCAGGGTCATTAAGTAATCTTTCAACTTCTTTATCATACTGATAATACTGATATAATTGTTTAGCAACAGTAGTTCTTTCAATATAAGACCTTAGCGCTGCATTGTTATCATCAAATGCATTCTTGCCCTCTGGTATCATATCTGCTGCTTCCATATAGGCAATTACCCTAGGGTCATACTCGCCAACATTAGGAGCAAATATCCAACTAGCATTAGGATATTGTTCTACAAACTTTCTATTCTTAACACCCCAAAGATAAGTTTCCATTGTATAGTTTATTGCAATTTTAGATTCTCTAAGGTTTTTAGGAACCTGAAATATTAATTTACCAGGTCTTTCCAAAGCGTGTAAAGAAACTGCTGTTGCATACGGGTCTTTAATAAAGAAACCATTTTCTTGATTGTAATCTAATACAGCCCTAAGTATGTCGCCGTACTCTTTTGTAAAAGTAACAGTTCCATTATCTCTTAAATACTTAGAAATACCAGGAGTACCCAGTGCTAAAGGCGCACCATATATTGTATTAAATCCAGCCTTTTGTGCTAGCACATTAGATACTTGAATTCGCCATTCATTTAAAAACTGTTGTGCTTTACCTGGGTCTACATCTCCAGTTTCATTTAAAAAGTCTTCTGCTTTTTTAGGATTAATATATTGCATATAAGCAATAGCCTGATAAGCAGCAATTGCGCCTTGATTATCTTTATACTCTCCATCAAGAGATTTAAGAAAATTATTTATAGCAGGTGGAATTGTTGAACGCCAAATTGTAGTATCGTCAGAAATTTCACCTAACAAAATATTATCTATTGATAAACCAAACTGAGCAAGTTCTGGGCTTTCTAAACTTTGGGCTAATCTACCTACTAGAAAATCTCTAATACCAATAACAGGCAGTCCTATGTTAGGACCTAGTAGTGTATAAACACCAGAACCCTCCATAAGCGATGGGTTTAAAATAGACAATTTAGATGTATATTGGTTCCATTCAACTTGTTTAAAGAAACCCCAATACGGACTATCTTTAATAGATTGACCCTGTAAACCACCCATACCTATTTTACCTAAAGTTACTAATCCTTGAGGTGTTCCAAGCATTACTATTGCTGGTGCTATGTCTTGCCAAAAAACACCATCATTAGGAATTACTACATACGTATTGTTATCATCGTCTGTGTATGTAATACCCGAACCATCGGTAGCGTGACTTGTATGGCCTATTCTATAAGGAATAGATGTTGGGTGCTTTAACATCCAACGCAAAGTTCTTTTACTAAAATCTTCAGTAGCGCGGATAAAACGACCAACTATTCGCATATTAAATGCTAATTGAGAACGCAGTGTAGGATTATCTACATACTTTAACATAGTATTTGCTGCATTATGTCTTGCTTGGTTAGCCATTACAGCAGCAGACTGTACTAAAGCATTTTCTCTATCAACGCCTTGAGAAACAAGATAGTCAGTATATAGTTCTTGATTTGCTTTTAACTTTCCTCTTTCCTCAAGTATTTTTAAAAAGTATACATCGGAACGTGTCAAGTCATTGCTGGTGCGGTCCATTAATCTAAACCCTGAAGCAATAGCATTTGTAGCAACAGACTTAATATCGCCTGCTTCTTTAGCAACTTTTAATACTTCTTCAAAACCAACATCTGTTTTAATTGCACCTTTGATTACAAAACCTTTAGTTGCTTCCTCAAATTCTTCCCAAGTTAATTTTCCAACTATAGTTTTCCAGGCAGTTGCTTCACGATAGTACTTCTGCCTTCTTGCTAATTCAGCATCGCTAATTACTTCTTCAACACCTGCGCGTTCGCGCTTTAACATTTTAGCATCAGCAATTCGCTGTGCTTTATCAATCTTATCTACAGTCTCTGATGCTTTTTTGCGTAGCAAATCAACCAATGTTTGGTTGTAACCTGAACCTCCGTGAAAAATATGACGCATTTCAATTGCCATATTCTTAATAATTATTCTACTTATTTCTTCTTCGGTTTTTCCAGCAGCGCGAAGTTGTTGAACTTGCCCAAACTCATCATTTATTTTAATTGCTTTAGCAATACTCTTGGCAGTAGGTTGCTCTATCCAGCCAAACCAACCCATCATATCTCTTACAAATTCTTCAACATCTTTTTCTGTTTTTAAAGCATTGTTATTCATAAATATACGAGTAGGTTCTACATTATATTTATCGTTTTTAGCAAACAATTTGTAAAAATAACTATACTGAGCAAACTGTCTTTCAAATTCATCTAATTGATTTGCTTTAATTAAATATGGCTTAGATAAAACCTTTAACTCTAAAGAATCAAATGCCGCAGTAAGTGGGCTTTTACCATAAATATCTTTAGCAAGCCTTGTTGCTGGCGCCAAAGAGTCACCATAGGTAGAACCTACAACTGAACCAATCATTGCATCACTAACAGTGTCGCCTTCTAAAATATAATGTTCAGTAAACCATTGTTTTTCTTCTGGAGATAATGGTTTTCCGTATTTAGCAACGGCTGCGTCTACTAAAATTTCCTCTGGTGGCTTACCAAAAAACTCTTCAGCAGTTAAAAGTTCTTTTTGAATTATTTCTTTACCAGTATCTGGGTCTCTTAAAGGAACTTCTACCATTTTCATAGAAGTTAATTCTTTACGCTGTGCAGCCTCTGCAAACTTAGCAGGATTTTTGCCAAATAAATCAAGTAATGTTGATTTTACTGGGCCTTGAAAACTAGTATCACCCTTAATAGCAATATTAATTGTGCTTAAAGCACGACCTTTGCCAGCAATACCATTAGCCAACAAATCAGGACTAGATACATTGGCCAAAACAGTAGCCTCATCAACTGCAGTTTTAACGCCTAGTTTAGGAAAAAGATAAAGAAATACTAAACCACGATTTATTATTCTAGATATTTCATTATTTGTAGAACCAGCCCACCATAAATATCCAAGTTTTTTGAATATGTTTTTGTATGTTGTAGGACCATATTTAAATTGAGTAGAACTTACTGCTCTTGTTCCTGGATTACCCATACTGCCATAAACTTTTTGCAATATGTCATCAAAATCAAATAACGTAATGCCATCCGTTAAATGCATAAATGCACTAGGACCTAACGGTAAAGTATCTACATCATCAAGATTTTTAAATACATCTGGAACATCTTCCAAATAATTAGCAACGCTTGCTAGTTCAGAACCAACATACCTAGAATTTAAAATACTTTCTGTAAGTTCAACGCCTTTGTTTGTAGCGCTAGCACCTGCTATTTCTTGTAAGTATAATTTATCCAAATTATACATTATATTAATTCGTTCGTTCCTGGTTGAAGATTTAAATAATTGAGTTATAAATTCTGCACGTAATCTATCTCCTGTAATAAGACGTGCATATTTTCTTAAGTTATCTAGACCTTTATCAACAAGGGCATCTGACCAAAAAATCTGACCACGAGAAGCAGGCATTGTTGTAAGCAACTCGCCAAATAATCTTCTAACATTTTTAATGCCATATTCTTTTGGTCTTGTAAGGCTTTTAAGTAAAGTTTCATTTTTAACAATTACATCTAGCATTTCTTCGGGAGCACCCGCAACATCTAAAACAGGTCTAGCCAAAATTGTTTTTTCAAAATCAACCCAAGTATCTACAATTTCATTAGGCATAGGCTTGGCACCTATTACTACGCCAGTATCTAAACCTTGAAATATTTTAGCGCTATATTTTCTTAAGTTATTAACAAATAAATTCTGACGTTTCTGTAAAGCAACCACGCCTTCACGGGCGGTAATAATGTTATTTACAGTTCCATTTACTAATGAGTTAACATATTGACCTGATTTAAAAAACTCAAAAAAAGTATCCATATCTGTAATAGGAACTTCTTTGTCGCCCTTAACGACAGTACTTTTTGTAAGCAAACCCAACCAAGCATCGTCATCATATTCAGGATGGTCTAGTGATATTTTTACTCTTGCAGCCCCAGCAGTAGTTAAATCTTTTTTATCTAAAGCATCCCTATAAACATTAAGGTCATTAATAAAATTACTATTTTTAGTAACATATGCAGGGTCGGTAAATAATTGTTCTACGCTTCTTATTAATGCTGCAGCATTTGCTGCATTTTGTAATTCTGCTGCTGATTTAGCAGATGCAGTAAGAGCCATACCTCTTGACCCACCAAAAGTAACATAAGTTAAAGGGTCTACTACACCAAGTGCAACTATATCTAAACCTACGCCTGGGTCTCCATACTCACCAGGTTTAAATAATTTTTCTGTAACAAACTCGCCATATTCATTTCTTGCTACATTTCGTATACCGCCAATGCTTAAAACAGAAGCAGCAATAGCCTCACGTAAAGTATCGGTTGCAGTCGGTTTTTCTTTTAACGGGGCAAATCTTCCAGCCCAATCAACGATTTTACTTCCGAGATTTATTTTTTGACGAGAATAACGGTTTGCAATTTCATCAAATTCTGGTGTTCCAAATTTAGAATATATGTTAACCATATCTTCATCAATAGCGCCGTATTCACGAAAAATTTCTAATTGATTTTTTCCGTCAAGAATGCCTCTTACAAATACACCAGTTGCTCTGTTATAAAAATTATCTAATTTATCTGTTTCTATTTCATTCCATTTATTATAAGCATTCCAACCTTCGCCCCAATAGTCAGGGTTAGTTGCTTTCTCAACAGCCTCTGGTCCACCAAAAAGACTTAAACCTGCTTCTCTAGTTTTTTTGCTAAACTCTAAAGCATTAAGAGCGGTATTTTCCACAGCGCTTACATAGGCTTGGCCTGCTGAGATAAGGGTAGGTAAAGGTTCTCTAAATAACCTTACTATCCCTGTTTCCATAAAACTCTTTTTAAACTTATTTAAAAACCCTTTTTCATCAAGTTTGGCATACTCAGCCTCTGGATTAAAGTCAATTAAAGCCTTTTGTATTGTAGGGTCTAAAGCATTAAAAGTATTTCTTGCATTGTTTATATCAGGGTCGGTCATTAAAAAAGTATTAAGGTTTGTTAACCTAGCCATACCATTCCAACGGGCAGACTCTTCAGGTGTAAACGCGCCAGCGTTTCTAACTTGAATCATTTCTGGCGTAGTTTCTAAAGTATCTAAATCAATAGATACTGGAATAAAACCTTGGTTTGACATAGGTTATCTATTCATTCTGTTGTAAAGAAACTCGGATACTCCTGTAGTGTCATACTGCAAAGCCTTTTCTATAGTAGTTAAGGCTGATACAGGTTGTGGGATAACTGATGATAAACCTGGTGTAGTAGGGTCATAATTAGCGCCAGATGAAATAGGTTCATTTTTAAATTGAGTTGGTACAGTAAAATCTACAATTGGCGGCAAAGAAACAGGTGTTTCTACAGCAGCCATAGGTGCACCTGATTGTTGGTCAAGAACTTCTTGTCCAGTCGTTTGACCCATATTAGACATACCAGAAATATATCTAACGGGTTGTTTAGAAACATTCAAATCAGTGCGTTCAGAATTAGCCCCTATACCAGATACCTTTTCAAATATTGCCATTAATCATCGTCCTCTTCGTCTAGGTATTTTTTTAATTCTTCTTCAGTAGGCGCTTTATACGCTACCCAACTTGGGTAAGAAGATTTTTCCATTACAAAACTTAACGCTAACTCGCTGCTAAATCCTGCCTTAAGTAAAGACTTATAGTATTCATTAAGCCAGATGCAATACATTTCTAACTCTGTATATTGTTCATTTTCTACAGTACGCGGTTTACGTATGCGCTGTGGTTTCTTTTTCCGCGGTGCCATAGTTACCTCCGAGTAGAAGTTCTTGCGCTAGCGCTTGCTTTTCCGCCTAACGTTAAGTTAGACAATAATGTTTGTAGTGATGGCGGGGCGCCTTCAGGAGAAGCGCCTCCTACTGGAGCGCCAGCGGGAGCAGGGGACGTTTGCTCAACCATTAGTTCGGCAGGACCAGCAGGAGGTAATTCTTCAGGTGCAAAAACTTCCTCTACCGCATCTTCAATGGTCACGCCTTTCTGGCGTGATTTAATAACATCAGCAATTTTCTTAATTATCATTGATGGGTCGCCGCCTTGCATAGCCATCTGTGGGATGGCTTGGGTATAGGCTTGCAGAGATTGAACTAATGACTTACGCATATTTTCAATTTCAATTTTTTCTTGCTCTTGAGTTACGTTAATACCAAATGGTAATTCACGCATAGCAAGGTCTGTTGAAATCAAACCGCCACCTAATGCTTGTAGCATAAAGATAAGACCCTGTGCTGGGTTAAGTCCTGCCAACATTCCGTATCGGACATCGGCTGAGTAGTCTTTCTTAATATCCTTACTTGGTTTGTAGGTAATCTGGTATGGGCTACCAGCATCTACACCACGGATAGTCTTTTCATAATCAAAAAATCTTTCATCAACTTCAAAACATACGGAAATAACATCGCGTAGCGCTGAAGCAAAAATAGCCTGAGCAGACTTGACCTGTGTGTCAAAGCCTCCCATAAGTGCCTGCACGCCTTGTCCCGTGATGATGCTGGCATCAATGTTTCCAGTACGTCCCTCTGGATAACGTGTTCCCGTTCTTAGTTCTTGCTGTAGTAAAGCCTGTTCAGTAAATGCTCCAGGTGGAATATTTAAATCAACACGGCGAACACCAGCAGGGTTAGCGGTGCGGATAACAGCATCGCCACCCATTTCAAGTTCATTGACATCCGAAGGTAGAACAATTGGTGCTTGCACGGACTTCTCTGCTGCTTCCATCGCAAGTAATGCGAACCTGTTGCGAAGCAACTGAATACCGAGCACGTCATCAAACTGACCACGCATCTCATTATCAATAGATGGTCTCTTAGCAACAACAACC